CCAACCATTGGCCAATGGTTGGCAGAAGGTTGGCACCAAAGGTTGGCGCGATTCATTTTTTTTCGACAGACTTCTAAGGTTTAGGCCAAACATGCTTCGATCCTTCGCGCTTTATGGTCAACTCCGGCCAATTTCCGTCAATTATGTCGATTCGCCGCGAACCTTTGCCCCGTTTTTCGGCTGATCTGACGCCAGATCGAAAAAAAATGTGATCTGGCGCGCATCCCCGGATTTTGGGCCAATGGTTCGCGACATAACGATCTACTCAGCGCCTTCCCGTGGGTCGCTGATGCCGTAGCGAGCCATCAGCGCCACCAATTCGGCGTCATCACAGACCAATATGCTGCGGTTGGTGCGGCTATGCTTGCGACGGCGCACCAGCCCCAAATCTTCGTTCAGCACTTGCCCCACTCGCTTCGGGGTCAACTTAGTCTCGCTGTCAATATCCATCAGGAGTTCGCCGGCAACAGCCGCAATCCCCTTCATCGTCAGGTCACGCGTGTCCTCACCCAGTAGGTTGCTCTTGTCCGACCAAAAGATGCTGCACACCGCTTGCAGCACCACCGCCGGCAGCGTCAACTGCCGCTCGCCGATCAACTGGTCGTTATACGCGCGGATGAAGACATCGATCTCCGTGCGCATCGCCGGATCGTCGATCAGGCTCTTGAGCGCCATCGTGATCTGATTCAGCCGCGGCTCCACGCTCTCGTCCGCCAGCGTCTGGGCCACGTCGATGGGCCGCCAGTTGCGCAGCCGATAAGTGAGCAGCTTGTTACGCAGCGCGGCGGCCTCCGCCCAGAACGGCCCCGCCAGTGTGTACGGGATGCCCGGACGGGGCCGCCGCGTCGTCATGCGCTTGGTCAGGCAGCGGCTCTCCGTGGCGCGGTCGGTGAAGAGCTTGCGGGTGGCCAGAATCTTCGGCCCGAAGACCTGGCTGACCGAGGGGAAGTAATCGTCCGAGTTCGGGTCCTTCTCCGAGCGCAGCACCACGCCCCCGCGGTAGTAGCCGACATTCAGGATCTTCACGATCTCCGCCTCGGCGTCCGAGTTCGAGAAATCTGCCTCGTCTATCACCAAAGTTCCTCGGAACATATGCAGCAGCCGGAAGATCGGCGAAACCGTCGTGGCGCCGCTCACCATCACCGGGCGATAGCAAATCGCCCCTATAACCTGCAAGAACCTCGTCTTGCCCGTGCCATAGTCCCCCAGAGCGCGCAGATAAGGCACGTTCTCGAAGAGGTCATAGAGCCAGGTGAACGCCACATAGTAGGCCGCCAGCCGCTCATAGAATTGATCGATGTCCAGGTAGGTGTGAATGAACTGGCGGATCTCCTCGATCAGCGCCGCCGGCGTCGCGTAGTCCGCCGGCCGTTCCGGGAAGAGCACGACCGCCTGATCGATCACGCCAGTGGTGGCGCGGTAGGGCAGATAGCACGTGTCGCCGATGGTGACCCGCGCCCGCAGTTCGATCTGGCCGTCGGCGTCGCGCACCGCATAGTTCGTGCTGGGCACGCCGTTGGTCCACCAGACGCACTGCTCGAAGACGATGCCGCCCTTCGCCAGGCCCGCGCTGTATTCGTAGCGCTCGCTGGATTCCTTTTCGTCGCCGGCGTCCGTCGCCTCTTTGCGCCGCGCTGCCAGCAGCCGGTTGAACTGGCCGATGCCGATGCCGCACGCCCGCGCCAGTTCCGGCTTCAGGTCGGTGGCGCTGATGTCGTCGAGCGTCGCATAGGCGTCGAGGATGCGGCGCAGCGCAGCTTTCCGCTCATCGCCTTTCGCTGCCCGCACGGCAGCCGCAGCATAGAATAGGATCGGCTGGCCGCGTTCCAACGCATCGAGCAGCCCAACCAGATCGCCGCCTTTGGCGACGAACTCGGCGCCGTCTTTGGCTTGCTTCGGCCACTCCACCAGCGGCAGCAGACAGTCCCGCTCCAGGCCGATGGCGACCGCCCGCGCCCGGCCCGCGGCGTCGCTGTCCAGGGCGATGTGGCTGACCGGACCCACGCCGGCCAGCCCGTTGACGCCGCAGATCGCCGTCGCCGCAATCCCCAACTGCCCCAACGCTACGGCGTCGGCCTGCCCTTCCACCAGCAGATGGCAGACCGGCGCGCTCACGCCCGTGCGCCGGGTGTTGTGATAGGGCTGCTTCTCCCCGGCCAGGTCGCTGGGCAGGTTCCAATGGCGCTTGCCTTCGATGCTGCGCGCCGACAGATAGACCACCGCCCCATGCTCCCGGTGCACGTAGACCAGCATCCCCCCCGGCATGGAGAGCACCGCTTCGGCCGCCGGCGTCTCCAGCAGCCGGGCCGCCGCCAACGCATTGATCAGCCCGCCCGGCTGATACGACGGATTGAAGCCGATCCCCTCGCGCGTCAGCGTCTCCGGCGTCCAGCCCCGCCCCGCACAGTAGGCCCGGGCCTGGCTGCCCTCCGGCGCCGCCAACTGGCGCGCAAACCAGTCAGCCGCAATCCCGAAGACCGTGCGCTGCGTGCGCACCACCTCGCGCCGCGTCACCTCCTCAGCCGTCGGCGGTCGCCGCTCGATGCCCGCCAGTTCGGCCAGGGCGTCGATAGCCGTAGGCAGGTCGCAGCGCTGCACGTGGCGATACCAGTCCAGCACATCCCCGCCTTCGTTGCGGCTGAACCACCACCAGCGCCCCTGTTCCGGCCACAGCTTCAGGCTGTCGTGCTCCTTCGTGGTGAGCACCCGCCCGCGCCCGGTGACGGTGAACGACTGGCCCACCAGGTCGACTATCGGTATTCGTGCCTTGATCTCTTCGATGATACTGTCCATCCATCCCCGCTTCCTGGCTAGAACACCACGTCCTGATTGATTGCGTCGAAGAGGCTGAAGGTCAACTTGCGCGCCCGCCAATCCTGGATCGGCCCCGGATGGCGCACCGCCGTGCGCAGCGGGCTGCGCTCCCGGTAGCTGCCCGCTGCGGCCTCATAGGCATAGCGCCCCAGTTCGGCGAAATACTGGCGCTGCTGCCGGTCGTCGCCGCCGAAGTGCCGTTCCACCATGCGCCGGCGGGCGAGCCGTGCAATCGCCTTGCGCCGCCGTGGCGACAGCTTCGCCGCCCGCGCCTGGCCACCAACGCTGGCAATCGTGTTGCCCTTGACGAAGCGGCCCCGTTTGTCGCGTTCGGTGGTCACGGCTGCACCTCCGTCGGCTCCGGTTCATCCGGCAGAATTTGCTCGATGTCGTTGGGATGGAACAGAAACGTTCGGTCAGCCAGCGGGTGCAACCGCACGCGCAAGTAAGCACCATCTGATCCAACGACTGTTGCCTCATACAGCTTGCCGTGCCGGCGCACAAGCACCCTGACGCCACGTTTTAGGCGCTGGTCGTAGTGCTCCCGAATGTACTGCATCGTCACAGCTGCACCTCGATTCGATGACCGCAGTACGGGCAAAACTGATAGCTATTCTCATCGGGGCCACCACACTCGAAATACTCTGCCTGGCCACAAGCCGAATTCCAGACGATCACCTCGTCGCTACCTTCGCTCCAATAGCACGGGCGATCCCGATCCGCTAGTGCAGCTTCGGTGGCTTTGCCCCAGGCGATTAGTTCGTCTATCACCTCTAGCACGTCGCCCGGATATATCGAACTGAGCGCATTCGGCCTGACGGCAGCCTCATACCGTAACCTCTCGATGATTCCTTCGCTCACGGCTGCACCTCCATCGCCACGCAGCGCGGCGGCTGGCCGAAGCGAGGCTGATAGCCCCAATCACAGACAATCCTGGTGATCTTCGCTGCCCGGGCAATACACACATGCCCGTGTGGAATCCGCCAGCAGCGATCCCAGGTCTGTGCGCTGGCCACGCCCGGCCCGGCGAGCAGCGCCAGCACCAACACCACCGCCAGCAGATAGTTGATGCGCCAGCACCAGTGGCGCAGTCTGGAGCGCCATTGTCGGCGCTGTGTGCGGCTAGTCATGACCTTGCTCCTTCTCTGGAAATAGAAAAACGTCGCTCATCCGAACTGCCCTCTGCCGTTGCGGCCGCCCAGCACCCGCTGCAAATCAGCAACATGAATCGTCGCCGCCGGGTTGAACCACAACTGCCCGCTGAACGGGTCCGCCATCACGCCGATCTCTTCCAGCGCGATGACCGTCTCCGGGCGCAGCGCCAGGGGCAGCGCCTCGGCCGCCGCCAGTTCCAAAATCTCGGTAATGCGTGGGTCGTTTGTTTGTGGCATTGTCTGTGTCTCCTTCAGACCTGAACTCTGTTACAATAGGGTCAATCGGCGCCTGTCTCCGGTGCGTGCATGTCGGTGTACGCACCAGGCGCCGGGTCTACGGCTCGGCAACCTCGCGCAGGTCCAACAGTTCATTCCACCCACAGCCAAACGTCTTCGTCAGGCTGCTGCCCGTCGGCATCCACTGCGGGCGGTGATCCTCATAGTCGGCCATCGACGGCGCGCCCTGTGCGGTCGCCAGGCTGCGCAAGAACGCCTGCACGAGCACCAACCGGGCCGCCTTGGGCACCTCACGGAACTTCCGGCGTCCGGCGTCCAGGCTGATGCGCCAATCATTGCTCTCCGCGTCCAGGTTCATCCACCAGGACGCCAGCCACGGCGGCGCCCCGCCCGATCCGTTCACGGAAACACTCGATGCACTGCTCATGTCGCCCGCGCCATGTGTGGACCGCGCTGGCAGCGCTGCGATCAGGGGCAAAGGCGCCACGGCGGGCAACGTGGCGGCGACACCTGGTGCGCCAGAGTCCGTCGACGCAGGGGTAGGTGAAGAGGTCGATTGTCCGTTGCCCTCCCAATGGCGTGTCTTCCATGCTTCCAATTCCCTCACCTGGCGCAGCAGCTCCGCTGCGTCTGCATCCATCTTCATCACCTGCTCGCGCAGCCCATCCACCTCAGCGCCCGCCCGGTCCAACGCCGCTTGCAGGTCGAGCAGCATCTCATCTTTCCGTTCCAGCTTCTGCCGCAGCGTCACGGCTTCGAGGCCGGCAATGCTGCGGCCCACGGTCACACCGTCGCCGATGGCCAGCCGCAGCGTCAGCGCCACGGCGTCGGCGCTAACCTGATTCACGTCGTCGGCGACCGTCGTCAGCGCCTCCCAATACTTCTTGAAAATCTCATCACCGGTCATCGTCACTGTCTCCCCGCGCGATGTCGCGCATCTGATAAAGCAGGGTCTGTAGTTCCAACAGTCGCATCTGCACTCTCTGAATATGGCTCTTCGTGGCATCGTTGCGGGCGGCCTGGTGCAGCGGGCGCAGTTCCTCGCCCGCCAGTTCGGCCAGGGCGAGCGCATCGGCGATCAACCGGCGATGCTTGCGCTCGTTCACACGCGGCTTGTAGCCCATTACAGATCCAACCTCCTTTCCTGCTCTGCGCCCGCCGGCGCCAGCCCCGCCAGGTGATCGTCGATGTACTCGACCACCATCGGCGCGCCCGCGGCGGCCATGCACAGCAGCAGCAGCACCGCCGCTTCGAGGCCGGCCAGCACCGCATAGCCCACCGCCACCAGCAGATTGCCCACCACCACCAGTGTAGCCGTGATTGCGCGCCCGCCGCCGCAGCCGCCGCACCAGCCAGGCATAGCCGATGCCCACCAACAGCAGCGCCAGCAGCACAAGTGCTACGCCGGTGTAGGCAGACGGGCTATGGACGGTTGATAGCGAGTCCATCACTTGCTCCTGTCGTTGGTGCTGGGTATCCTCGCCAACCGGGCGGTTGGCGCCGGGTGGGTGGGATGGCTCTATCAGGCTGGCTTGCGTGCGGGTGCGAAAAACTTGCCGCAGGCGGGCCAGCCGGCGCGCCAGTCGGCGGCGGCGCCGGCGCTCTGCCGGTTCAGGGTGCACTTGAGATAGGTGCGCGCCCCGCTCTTGCGCCGCAGCAGGAGCGCACATTGGCCGCAGGTCTGGTCGTCGCGACGCCCGAACAGGGTATGCATATCTCGAATCCGCTTCGGCAGGGTCATCTCACACCAACCAATCAACGTGTTGTGGGTGGGCGCTGCGCAGGCGTCCGGTGGTTGTCGTCACGAAATGGCTTCAACCTGCGCAGCCTGCGCAGCCCCGGTGAAGGCGGGAACGGCCCCCCAGACAACTCAACCCCACAAAAGATTGTTTGTCACCGCTCCCGCCCTCACCGGGCCAGGCCCGTCCCGGCTATCCTGCAGCTTCCAATGCGACCGGCGCCGGCGTCTGCGCCGCTTCTTCCTCGGCGACCACATACCGTTCCAACGCCACCCGGATGTGGTCGCTCAGATCTCGCGCCACTGACCGCTGTGCAATGCGCTCCAGCCGCAGCCGCAGCGCCGCCGGCACACGTGCCCGGATTATGGTGTCCTTTGGTTCGTTGAACATCAGTATTCCTTACGCTATAGGTCAAAAATTACGGTACAACGTAATTGTAGCACGTTGTAGCACAATTGCAATAGGCAATTACGCCAGAAACCTAAATTCGTGCCATCCACAGAACGTCATCCGGTAAAGGCATAAATTATGAGTATGTTCGACACAAAGCTGCTGGGCGAGCGCCTGTTGCTGAACAGACGTGATCTGAAGATGGATCAGATGGAGTTGTCATCGAGATCAGGTGTGAGTAACACCTACATCTCAGATATCGAGCGCGGGCGCGCCCGAAAGATCGGGGTGGATGTTATCTTCGCCCTTGCCGAAGCCCTGGGCGTCAGCCCGATCTATCTCATGGGCATGACCGACAACCCCAGCGGCGAGCCGGATGCCAAGATACTCGCCGAACAGTCAGAGCAGTACGTCGTCGCCGAAGTGGATGGCGCCGACGCCAAACAAAACGTTCGGGACCTCATCACCGTCTACCAGCGCCTGCCCAAGTCCCAGCAAACCGCCCTGCTAGGCTTCATCCGCAGCCTGCAAAGTGACGAAGAGGAGACCCCGTATGCAGTTCGCCCGCCGCGCATTATTGGCCAGTAGGATCAAAGTCGCTCTGCACATGGCGCGCTGCGCCCTGATGCGCCGCCGCTGCTTTCTCGAATTCGACGGCTGGATCTGGCATATCATTGAAGATTGATAAGGGGAACCCCATGAAGAAGAAACGTGGTTGTCTGTTCTGGATCGGCATCGGTTTCGTTCTATTCGTAGTCGCCATCGCCTTCAGTGCGCTGCGCGGCCCCAGCCGGGCCACCCCGCAGCCCGCCGCTACAGCAACACTGTCACCGACGCAAACCCAGACCCCGATGCCAACGTCGACGCCGGCTGCCACGGCAACCGCACCGGCGCCGGCGCCGGCCACCCTCGGCAGCAGCCTGGACGCTTGGCGCGCCCGCTATGGCCAGCCAACCGAACGCTTCGGCTACCATGTCTTTGGCGCGTGGGAAATTCTCCCGCTCCCCGGCGGTCAAGCCCAGCACATTGAACGCACCTACGATCCCGCCGTGGCGCCCGCCGTCGCCTTGGCAGACGCCGCCGCCCTTCTGCCCGCCGACGCCGTGCTGCTGCGCACCTACAGTCCCGACGGCAGGCCGGAGACCATCGTCGATCTCTACCATTCGCCGACGCTGGCCGCGCAGCTCCCGGCCACCGCCTGGGTCGGCGGCGAGCCTGGTGAATTCGTCGTCTTGCGCAATGAGTTTCCCGAAGGAGTGCCGCGCATCGTCATCGCCAGCGGCAACAATCCATAGATCGGCGCCGCGCGGGTTTTGTCCACCCCCGGCGCCACACTGGTAACGTCCCACAAGAAATAGTTGTGGGTCGTTACAAATACGGCTGCAGCCGCACCGCCAGATCCGGCACACTCGCCGGACTTGCCAGCCGCGCCAGCGCCTGCACCGGCTGCTCACTGCGAAACGATGGCCGCACCGACCCCGACGCCACATCGAATTCAACCGCCTCCACGAACGCCGGCGCAAACAGACCCGACGCGCCCGCCACGTCGAAGGCGACCCACTCACCCACCGGCAGCACGCCATCCGGCAACGGCACGCCCCACCGGTCGCGCAGCCCGTCCGCCGTCCAGATATAGCCCGGCGTCGTGCTGGCCGGCGCCGTGTCGATCAGCAGCACCCGATCCGCCGACACCCGCGCCAGCAGCCTGGCCCCGCCGCTCGTGCCAAACTCCAGCAGCGCCTCGATCTCGCTCAGCGCCGTCTGCGCCTGCTCCTCACCGCGATAGCGCCGCGTGCGCAGCCCGCTCGCCGTGCCGATGCGCGTCCCCGCCAGCCAGTCCCCCACCCCGGTCACGATGTCGGCAACCTGGTCAGTCGTCGCCCGCTGCGCGTAGATGCGCAGCCCCAGCGCCGCGTCCAGCCCGCTCGCCACCGTGCGCGCAATCCAACTGCTGCCATCGTACAGCCACAGCACATCGGCGCTGGTGAACCCCTCTGCCGCCTCACGCAGCCCGATGCGATAGCAGTCCGCATCGTCCGCGCTCCCCGACCGGCTCACCACCACATAATAGGTCGAGTGCGTCGCCGGTACAGCGTGATCGAACGACCACTGCACCCAGTCCATCGCCTCCAGCAGCGGCAAGCTTGCGCCGCTCACCGTCGCCGAGTTCAGCACCGTGCCAGGCATCCCGCCGCCGCCGTCGTTGGCGCATAGCTCGATCTTCAGATTGTCCGCCGGCGAGCCGACCCGCGCCGCCTGAATCCAGATCTCCGACAGTTCGCACGCATCGAGGTTCAGGTTGACGGCCATCGCCACCTTGACCGTCTGCCCGGCCAGCGTGATCGACGAACCCGGCAGCTCATAGCCAGGCCGCGGCGTGATGCCGACCGCGTTCCCGGCCTCAATCGTCACCGTCGCGCCCGCCGCCTCATCCACAATCGTGCCCGGGTGCACGCGCATGTGGTTGTACAGGCCGTCGTCGTTCTGAAATAAGTCCTTGACGAAATACACACCATCGTTCAGCGAGCTGCCGTCGATGTCCACCAGGTCACCCGGCAGAAACTGATTCAGCACCCCGTCCGCGTCGTGCACATCGTCCGAGGAATCGAAATAAATGCCATCGTCCGTGTAGGTCGTCACCGCCGGTCGTGCGTCCGGCTCCGTCACCTCGTACACGCCGTCACTGGCCGCCGAACCGATCATCTCGATCCGGTCCGTCTCCGCCAGCAGAGACAACCCGCCCGCCAACCGGCAAGCCTTCTGCAGCGGCTTGTTCAGCCCGATGTCCGTCGCCGTCAGCGACCAGCCCAGCAGTTCATTGGCGTTGACGCCCTCGTCGCGCTCCACCTGCCCCACGCTCTGCGACCAGTAGCGCCAGCCCAGCGAGCGCCAGTAGCCCACACACGCCAGCCGTGCGCCGTCCTCGCCACCCGCGCCGCTCACACTGCGCAGCGGCGCCGCCCGCTCATTGACGATGCGCGTGGCCTGCGCGATGGCCGTCGTGTTCGTCTGCGCCTTGACGCTCATGCGCGTCTCGCGCCGCCCGTACAGCGCCACGCTGTGCGCATCCTCCACCCAAATCGTCTGTGCTGGGTTGCCCGCTTCGTCGGAGTAAACCACCGCCATGCGGTTGACGATCTGGCTGGCGTCGAGGCCATACTCCACGCCATCCAGCGTGACGCTGGCAGCCTGCACCAGCCCCCACCAGACCGGCAGCGCGCTCTCGTTGAAGATCACCACCCGGCACGCCAGCCAGTTCAGAACGTCCGACAACGCATTCTTGTCGCCCGTTGCCACAAGCTCCGCCGTGTCCGGCCCGCCCAGAGCCGCGTGGCTGTAGCGGGCTGGGCGCACGTCGAGGCGTGTGTGGATGGTCGAGCCGTCAGGCCGGGTCAGCGTCGCGTGCATCATGGCAGCCGCAGGAGTTCCTCGAACATCAGGCCATCCACCAGCCGCCCGGCCGTCGCGTTGATGTGGCTTGCGTCCTCCCAGAGGCTGCGCCCGGTTCCCGTGGCGTAGTAATCCCCCAGGGCCAGCAACATATCGAATCCGGCGCAAGACTGCGCAATGGCGATGCTCCGCAGCGCGTCGACGTACTCCTCGATGGTGTACGTCGCCGTGTTGCCATTGTCGCCCGGCGTAGCGATCAGGATGTCCGTCAGCGGCAGCGCCGCCTGAATCGCATCAATGATCGTGTCCACGTGCGCCGTGAAATTCGCAATCGTGTAATCCTGATTGTGGTCGTTCGTCCCCAGCGTGATCACGACCACGTTCGGCGCCAGCGCCGTCAGGCCGGCGCTCCACGTCGCCAGCGCCGCAGCCGTGGCGAACTCATCCGCCGTCGCACCGTTCTGGCCAAGCCGGAGCAGTCGCACCCCGTTGCCGCTTTTGATCAGCTCCACGCCGGCAATTTTGACGCCCGCCACGCCGGCAGACAGCACCTCAATCTCCAGCGTGTGCGTAGTGGCTGCCAGACCGCTGATCGTCTCCACCGCGTGAGCCTCCGCCCCGGCGGCAGTGTTGACCGTTGTCCAGGAGCCGGCATCGACACGCCAGCGGAATTCACCGCCGTCGACCTGCTGGATGTAATGAATCTTGGCCGATGTCCACGTCAGCACGCTCGTGCTGTAGCTGATTTTGGCCGGCGTCGCCGTGTCCGTACTGGTCGCGTCGTACATGTCCACGCCGCGACCAAGCGGAGACGTGTCCTTGTCGCGCTGCGTCCATGTACCGGTGATCGACCGTGACACGCCAGTCATCAAACTGCCAACCGCGCTCACATAGCCCGGGCCCGCATCGCCATATTCCGTCTGCAACAGCGACCGCAGCGAGCCGGTCAGCCGCGCATCATTCTCGATCCACGAATCGCCAATCCAGGCAATAACTGCCTGGCTTGTGCCATCGGCGCGGCGGATGCGCGCCAGCTTCGCCTGCCAGTCGCGCAGCAGGTCACGCCCATAGGCCGCCACGTAAGGCGACCACCGCTCCGCTTTCGGCGTGCCGTCAGCGTTCAGCGACACATCGAGCCGGGCAGCCAGGCTCGCCAGATCTCCGCGCGCCGTTTGCACGTCACGGTACAGCCACGTTGGCGCGGCGGACGGCAGCGCACGCGTGCCAATCTCCTGATTCACCGCGATCCGGCTGCTGTAGATGTCCAGGTCGGCGCTGCCAGACGTGCGATATGTCGCAATCGTCAGGCCATAGTCCCCGGCCTGCACGGTGTAGCTGTGCGTCAGCGTCTGCGTCACGCCCGCCATCGTCACCGCCGTGCTGCTCGATGCCGCATTGCTGAATCCCGTCCCCGCCTGCGTGCGCCCGCGCAGCCAGATGGCAAAATTCCCGCTGGCCGCCATGCACTCGATTGCGACGCGGATCACGTCGCCCGGAGCGACGGCGATCCCCAATTCTTCAAATCGAATGTGAATGCCCGCCAGCGTCGCGCCGCTGCCCAGGTGCCGCCGTGTGGGTGCATCATACGGGTTGCTGGCATCGGGATCGACGTCCTCCAGCGCCGTGCTGTTGTACCAGCGCCCCACCCCGCCCCACGATTCGCCGATCACCGTGTACTGGTTGAATGGATCCGGGTGCAGATTGTTCGCATTGCGCACCAGGCTGTTCTGGAAATACGCGTGCAGCGCGTTGGCGCTGGCGTTGTCGGCAATCGTGCTGGCGGAGATGCTCGCCGCTTTGACGCAAATCCAATTGTAGATGTCCACGTCGCCGCTGCCGCTGACCAGCGTGACGTACAGATAGACTTGGCCGGCCGTCGCCGGGATTGTCTGATTGGCGAGTGTCAAAACAGCCTGCGCGCCCGTGCCCGCTGTGTTGGTGCCCGTCACCGTGGAGATTGCAGCGCCGCCACTGGTGCGCCAGGCAATGTCGAGCCGTGCATTGCGACCGACGGGAATCAGGCAGTCGAGCGCAAATGAAACCACGTCGCCGGCCTTGAGGCCCATCTCCGGCAGCCACAACACACGACCGCCATTCGCCGTGGCGCGCACATAGTTGGCATTGTAGCCGCTGCCATCAGCGGCGATGGTGCTGAGGCTGGCAGGCACATACCACCGCGTCCGTCCATCCTGCGCTGCGGAAGACACCGACCATAGCCGGCAAAACGGATCGAGCACCAGGTTGACGGCGACCTGCGCCAATGCCGCAATCTCTGCGTCCACCTCGTTGATCGCCGCCACCGCGCTGGTTTTCGCCGTGGTCGTCAGGCTGGCCAGGTCGCCGACGGGCGCCTGATTCACAGTGCCAATCATCACGCAATCTCCATAACCCTGGCCGCCACCGTGCCAGACGCAACAATGCCATAGATCGCCAGCGTGCCGACCTCCAGCGCCAGCGACTGGCCGGCCAGCAGCGGAAAGCCCGCCGCCGTTGTCACCCCTGCCGCGCCGAGATAGATCGTCGCACTGCCAAAATTCGAGATGAGCAGCGCACGCCGCCCGCTCAGCGCGCTCGCCGGCAGCGCCGTCGCCGACGTGCCAACTGAGACCGCACTGGAGAGTACGGTTGTGCCTTTGTAGAACAGTTCAACGCCAGCAGCATCGACCGGCACATGCTCCGACGCCTGCACCCCGCCGCCAATGTCCTCGCTGGCGTGCGTGACCGTGTTCCCGCCGGCGTCTTTGAACGTGTAATTGTCAGCCATCATCCCCTCCTATACTCTGAGCGGGCACAGGGTGCGTTTTTGTCACCCTCTCACCCCCTCACCCTCTCGGCTCTATATCGTCGCCCGCCGTGGGCGATACTTCACCTGCACGATCAGCGCGTCGTTCACATCCACGCCGGTGGCACTCTCCACCAGCACCTGCAACCGGTTCGGGCGCGCTGGCTGCAACAGCAGCCGCCCCGTCGCCGCCAACGATGCGTGATAGCTGGCTATCGCTGCGTACCGCTCATCGCCCCACCAGTCGAGCGCGGCATCGTCTGCCCAGGTCAACCCCGGCCCCTCCAGCGCCACCAGGTCACGCCCCGGACACATCTGCACAAAATCCAGATTGCCCGCGCCCGTGGCCGCCGCATAAATCGAGATCACCAAATACCAGCCGTCGAACGTCGTCACCCCTGGCGGCATCTGCACATAGCCGAGGTCGTAAACCAGCCGCCCGGAGACCGTCAGCGCTTCTGGCCCCGTCCAGGCGGGCGTCACCGTCGGCCCCGGCGACACCTGCTGCAGCTGCGCCCGCAGGTACACCCCCGCCGTCACGCTGGCCATCACCGCCAGCAGCCGCACCCCGCCGCTGGCCACCATCTTGGCAATCTGCGCCGCCGTCGGCGTGATCGTCCAACGCGCCGTACTGTGCGCACTCGCGCCCGTCCACGACACCGCCCCCGCGCCCGCCAGTTGATGCTGCGCACCGTCGAAGCGGGCATACACATCGTTCGCAATCCACACCCGGTTCGTGGCGATGCTCGCCCCGCTGTCATTCGTGATGCGCAGGTGCACCGGCGTCGCCAGCACGCCCTCGATGTTGCTCCACTCGCCCGCGTTGTAAGCGTTGTCGCCTTCGGCCACGCCAAACGCTGCGCTGTACGTCGGCGGCCCGGCCATGCCGATCCACTGGCCCACCGCCGGGCTACCCGCCACGTCGCCATTCAGCACGTGCACCGTGCCTGCGTCAACCTCGTCGGCGGTCTCCCAAAACCAGGACCGCTGCCAGATCACCGCCACGACCATCGTCAGCGTTGCCTCGCTGAAACGCCGCAGCCCCGGCGTGCTGGGCAGCACCACCCGACCGTCAAACACGCGCGACCGCCAGGCCGCCGCGCCCGCCGTCGGCGCATAGTGCACATAGACCCGCGCCGCCTCTGGCCCGTCCCGGTTGTCGCCCGCCGTGTGGAGCAGCCGCTCGATGCTGTTGATCGCCGTCTGAATCTCCGCCAGGCTGCCGCGCAGCACAACCTGCGCCGTCTCCGTGATCTCCGTGTACGCGCCCGTTTCGTCCCGCGCCGGCGGGTCAGGCGCATAGGTCACGCCCACCACCGGCGCCGTCCCTGCCAGGTTGATCGCCGTGACGCCATCCGACAACAACAGTTGGATGCCCATCAGCGGCCACCCCAGCGCGCAATCTGCTCCGCTACCCGATACGCCAATTGATGCAGATCCATGTCGCCCGCCACGTTGGCGTTGACCGTCACCTGCACCCCGGCCCCGTCCGCGGCCATGCGCCGGCTCGTATCAGCCGGATAGATGCGCGACGCCGCCGGCAGCGCCACCAACTCCGGCCCCTGCTCTCCCACCCACGTCCAGCCCCCGCGCCAGTGGCTGGTGCCCTGCGCGTTGGCGCCCGGCTGCCCCGCGGGTGGCGCGCCGCCGCCGCCCATCCAATCCGGCAGCGACGGGAACGACCAACCCTCGAACGGGTTGGGGATTTTCACGCTTGTGATCCACGCCACGAAATCGTCAATGGCCTTGCGCACACCGCCCACAGCCTCAATCACAAAATCCAGCGGCCCCTTCAGGCTCTCCCAGGCCGTCTTCCACGCTGCGTTCAGCCCGGCCATCAGCCCGTCCACATCCACGCCCAAATCGGTCAGCGTGTTGACCACCGTCTCGGCGATCACACCGAAGATCTCGCCGACCAGCGCGCTGAGATTCTCAATCGTCTCGCCGAACGCATCCGCAAACGCCTGGCCAATGTTCTTCGCACTCTCAAACGCCGTCGCCCAGTCGCCAGTAAAGAGCGCCAGCGCCAGCGCAACCAGCTCCCCGATCACCGTCTTGGCCAGGTTGATCATCACCGTCAACTGCGCCATGATGATCGTCGCCACCGGAATCACCGCGCCGATCACAGCGCCGAACGCGTTGACCGCCACCACCGCCACCACGCCGAAGACCACCGCGATCAACTGGCCAAACGCCGTCAGCGCCGGTTGCAGCGCCGTCAGCGCACCGCCCACCGCCGCCAGCAGCCCGTCGAACGCCGCCTGCAGCGGCCCCATCTGTTCCGGCATACCGGCGAACGCCGCCCGGATGCGTTCAAATGCCGGTTCCAACAGCGCCATCAGCGCGCCCCACGCCGCCCCCACACCCTCACTCAGCGCCAGCCACGCCGCCTGGCCCGTCTCCAGCGCGCCCGGAATCTGCGCGCCAAACCAATCGACCAGCGCCGTAAAGAACGGCTGCATCGCCGCAAACGCATCCGTCGTCGCCGTCTGGATGCCGCCGAAGTTCGTCGCCCAGGCCACCCCCAGCAGCGTCACACCGGCGATCACCAGCCCCACCGGCGTCAGCAGCCCGGCCAGCGCCGTCGCCATCGTGCCCAGCATCAGCAGCAGCGGCCCGGCAGCCGCCACCACCACCAGCAGCACCGCGCCAAACTGCTGCATCTCTGGCGGCAGCTCCCCGATCCCCGCCAGCAAATCCGCCGCCCCGCGCACCATGCCGGAGAGGGTTTCCATGAACGGCAGCGCCGCGCCGATCAACAGGCTGTCAATCGACCCCTTGAAATACTCGATGGCGCCGCCCAGCCCCTTCATGCGTGCGTTCGCCACCTCGCCCGCCGCGCCGCTGGCGTTCACCGACTCACTCATCGCGTCCCAGGCCGGCCCCGCGTTGTTCACCAGGATGTTCGCCGCGCGGATCGCGTCCGCGCCAAAGATCGTCGTCATGGCTGCGTTGCGCTGCGCATCCGTCAGCCCGCCGAGCGAGGACTGCAAATTGTTGATGATGTCTGGGAAGGCACGCATCGACCCGTCCGCGTTGTAGACGGAGATGCCCAGTTCGTTCATGGCCGCCAGCGCCTGGTCAGTCGGCGCCGTCAACCGCATCAGCATCGTTTTCAGGCTGGTGCCCGCGTCGGAGCCTTTCAGCGCATTGTTGCCCAGGATCGCCAGCGCCGTCGCCGTGTCCTGGAACGACACGCCATTCTGCGCCGCCACCGTCCCCGCCATCTTCATGGCCTCGGCCATGTCCGTCACTTCGACGCTGCTGGAGTTCGCCGCCGCCGCCAGCACATCGGCCACCATCACCGACGCGCTCGCCTCCAGGTTGTAGGCGTTCAGGCTGTTCGCCGTAATCTCCGCTGCTTCCGCCAGCCCCAGGTTGCCCGCCGCGGCCAAATCCATCGTCCCGGCAATCGCCGCCTGCGTCTCCTCCACGCTCAGGCCCGCTTTCGCCAGTTCCAGCATCCCCTGCGCCGCTTCCCCCGCCGAAAACGAAGTCACCGCTCCCAGGTGCAGCGCCTGCTCGCTCATGGCCGCCATCTGCTCGCCCGTCGCGCCGCTCACCACCTGGATCGTGTTCATCGATGTCTCGAAGTCCGCAGCGCTGGAAATTGCCATCGTCGCCAGCCCGGCCAGCGGCGCGCTCAGGCCGAGCGTCATCCCCGCACCCGTCTGCTGCATCGTCCGGCCTGCGCTGCGCAGCGACCGCTGAGCGCTCTTTAACCCCTGCTCCAGGCCACCGGCGTCCAGGCCGAGCCGGATCACGAGATTCCCAATCGTGGCCACTACACCCCCAGCAGCTTCTTGGCCGCCTCTGCAATTGCAGCCCTGGCCGGCGCCTCACTCGCTTCATAGGCAGGCTGCATAAATGGATAAGGCCGCGACCCCGGATGTTTCACCGACTTCACAAAGCGCCCGCCGATCCACAGTCGCCCGCCCTTGCGCGCCCGGATCGGGTGCGGCTGCGTGCCAAACTCCAGAAAGCGGGCGATGTACGCCTGCTTTTTCACCGGCCCGATCTCCGCTGCTGCCTCCAGCTTCGCCATGCTCAGCGTAATGCGCCGCGTGATCTGCGTCTGGAAACGGCCCCGCCCGCGCTGTTTCACTGCATCCTTGATGATGTCAGCGCCCGGCGCCAGCATCTGCCGGATCGAGCGCCGCGCATCCAGCCGCCGCCGCTCGATCTCGCGGATCACCTGATCCAGCCCTTCGAGACGATAATGCAGCTTGTCAGCCATCGCCGTTTTCCCAGGAAAACGCTACGCAAACGTCCATTCACCCGTCGGCGCCAGCGTCACGCTCGCCTCCAGCTTGCCGTCATACGGCGCCGACGGCGAGATCGCCGACACATACGCCTGCCCTGACAGCGCCGTGTCGCCGCTGTCCGTAAATGTGATCGTGTACGTGTCCGCCGTCTTCGCTTCCCACGCCGCGTGCAGCGAGCCAGTCCCCACGTGCGAAGTGTCGCTCGGATCCCAGTTCAGGCGCAGGGTGATCTCCCCCACGTCCAGAAAACTCGGCACCCGCTCCCGATACCCATCCGCGCTGTCGTGCGCCGTCACATCCAGCATCTCCGTGCTGAATCCCGGCCCTTCGATGCTCGTCACGTTGGCAATCGCCACCGGCGTACCCGTCCCCTTGCTCAGTGTCGTTCCATATGCAGCCAAGCCAGCCATTGTCTCGATCCTCCTGTAACACTACCGTTTCGCCCCAAACGCCGCCGCAAATGCCGCGATGGTTTCCTCAGTTGTCATACGCTCCCCGTCGCCGCCGCTGCCGTCGAATGTCGGCAGGAAATCCGTTGGCTTGTACGACCTGCCATTCCTGCCGCGCAGCGCATTCGCCACTGTGCTCGCCACAATCCCGCTGCGCAAATCCTCGCGCCACGGGCCGAACGGCTCAACCAGGTCATACGCCGCCCACTCCGACAGCTCGCGGCTGTCCATCTCCGCCAGCAACTGGCGCACCGTCATGCCCAACGCCAGCGCCAGCCGGAAGATCAGGCGTCGCCAGGGATTGCCTCGAAATTTTCCGCCATCTCCTGCACATCGTTGTCGCGCAGCCCGCTCAGCCGCTGCGCCACACTGAAAAGCCGATCCAGCGGCGCCGCATTCTTCGCACCCAGCGCCTGCACGTCTTCGGCCCTGAACAGCGCCGCGCCGTCCTCGTCACATGCCGCCAGCACCACCAGCCGGGCGCGCAGGTTGCGCAGGTTCGTGCGCGTGTCCTTGCCGTTGCGCTGCACAATGCTCGCCTCGAACTGGTCGCGCTCCGCACCGCTCAGCGAGCGCACATAGACCGCGCCGCCCCACTCCGGCACCTCCACCAACTCAATCGCCCGATCCGCCTGTCCCAAAATGGCATCTCTCGACAGAATCATTTTTCGCCCTTTCATCATGTTGGCGTCACTGCGCCCTCGTCGTAGCGCATACTCACGATCACCGTTGTTCCGAACGCGTCAAGGTCTTTGACATAGAAATCTTCGCCGTCCGACACCCGCACCATGCGGAACGGCCCCGCGCCGATTGCGTCCCGGTGGCCATCCATAACGCGCCGCACATGGTCTGTCAGCGTGCGGGCCGAGTCGTAGGTGTCAGCCCACGCCCGCACTTCCGTCTCCACCGTGCGCAACCCGCTCGTCCCGCCGTGGTCATAGTCGCCGACCCCGCTCACCCGCGCATAGACCAAGTAGGGCAGCACCGCATCCGCGCTGGCCACCACCGGGTAAATCTGGCTATTGATGGCGTTCTTCAGCGTCGTGTCCGCCAGCAACCGGCTTTTCAAATACAGTTCGATCACTGGACCACCTCCACGCAAATCAGCGTGCTATAGCCCCGTTCTGGCTCGTGCGGGCGCACCGTCTCCACCTGCAAAATCTGGCTGCCGCGCAGCAGCCGCTCCTGGTTGGTCACTGTGACCCCGCTGCGGATCACCACCTGATAGCGAGTCACCATTGCCGGCCGGTCAGCCAGCAGCGGCTCCCCCTCGCCCTTCTTCTCGCTTTTGATTCTGGCCCAAACCGTCGCCGTCGTCGCCCAGGCCAGCAGGTCCTCGCCAAATCGCCCGACCGTCGCCGTCGAGGTCTGGATCTGCACCCGCTCGTTCAGGTCCCCGCTGGTGGGTCGTCTGGCCATCTCACCGGCCCCCAAACCACATATAGCGCCACAGCCCCGCGCTCAGCGCATAGCACGCCAGCGCCAGCCCCAACGCAAGCGGCCAGTTCAGGTCGATCAGCCGCAGAAACCCCTCGAAATACAACGGCACCGGCAGCGTGAGCAGCGCAAAACCCGCATAGAACGCCCGGTCGTGGGCCGGCGTCAACTGCACCACCGCCGCCAGGTTGTCGCCGAACTCCTGGATTCTGCGCTGCGTCGCCACGGCGATATCGCGCACGTCGGCCACTTCTCGGCGCACGTCGGCCACCTCCCGGCTCAGCTCGTTCATACTGCGCTGCATCTGCTGCACAATATCCAGCAGCAAATGGCCGATCCCGCCGGTGTCCGCGGGTGGGTTCACCGTCACATTGCTCTGCGACCCGCCCGACTGCGAATGCGACTCCTGGCGGTTCCCCTTCCCCACCACCACGTGCCCCGCATCGTCAATCTGGCCGCCGATTGTGTCGCCCATGTCAATACCGAATCTTCAGCAGATTCATCACCCGCTGCACCGTCGGCGTCAGCGTCAGGGCGCCCGCGGCGGCCTCACGCTGCGCATACAGGTCGCCGACCAATAAATAGATGGCCGCCTTCGCCAGCGCCGGCGTCGCCGCCGCATTGGCATAGCCCGCCACAAAGCGCACAGCCACCGGGCTGCCCGTGTCCAGCGCCGCCGACGGCCACACCGCACCGGGGCGCAGCACCACCCGCCCCAAATCGCCGCCCGTGTCCACCCGATAGTTGGCGCTGGCAAACGTGTGCGTCACCCCGTCGGCGTCGCGATAGGTGATGCTCGTCACGCTGGTCAACGGCGGCCGCGGCAGCTCGAATGCATCCCCCGCCGGCCAGCCGTCGAGGAAATAGTCCCACGTCTGCGGCATCAGCGCGATCCAACACTCATCCTCCACCATCTGCCGCGCCGCCACGCCATAGGAGGTAATCAGCGCATCTTCCGCGCTGTTATCCACGCGCAGATGCAGTTTCAACTCACTCAGCGTCAGCGGTTCCGACGCCGGCGCCGTCACCAGCGCCCATCTACTGTCCATCGTTCAGCCATGCCTGCGCCCGCTGGCGCCACTTCGTCACCTGCGCCGGCTTCGCCCCGGCCAGCAGCGCCACCTCAGCCGCATCGGCATTCAGCAACTCCGCCACCGTCTCGATGCCGCCCTCCGCCAGCCGGCCGGCGAAGACCGGGCCGATCCCGTCGATGCCGCTCAACAGCATCCCGCCGAAATCGGCCCGGCGCTCACCCAGCGCCACGTTGGCGTCGACAGCGTGCTCGATGCCAGCCACATGCACCCCGCCGGTGGGTGAGCCTGGCGCGGTGGGTGAGCTTGCCGAACCCACCGCCACGGCATAGCCCCCGGCCACCAGCGCCCGCGCCACGCCGTCCGGTATTTCCACCTCGGCGCCCGGCAGCAGCACGCCCTCCGGCCCCGCCGCCAGGCTGAGCATCCGCACCTTCATCAGTTGTTGCTCCGGCTGACCTCAACCCACGACGTGCCGTAGCCGAACAGCGTCAGAGTGTCCCACTGCCCCAAACTGGCGTCCGACGCCAGCGTCTGGCCCGTCGTGTCCTGGATTAGAATTGTGGTGTTGCTGCTGTTGAAGAGCACCAACATCTCGCCGCTGCTGGGTGCCGCCAGCGTCGCCGTAACATTGCCGGCACTTTCCAGCCGCTGCAGCGCGCCGGTCGGCGTAATCACGCCGCCGTTTGTCACGCTGATGACCGTTTGCGGGACCAGGTTCAGGCCAGCCGCCAACGCAGCATCGCCCGTCACGGCCAATGTCCCGCCGAACGTTGCATTCGCATCCGAATTCATCGCCGCGCCGGTCTCCAGCGACAGCGTAGCGCCATCCAGCAGCACAAATGAGCCGCCGTCACCGCAGACAAACGATGCCCCGCCCTGCGGCCGGTAGCACGCCGTATTCTGCGCAGCCGCGGGCGCCGCCGGCGTCAAGGCGATGAAGAGTATCGCCGTCAACACCAGCAGCACACCCGCCGCCAAGCCCACATTGCGGATCGTGTTCATCGTCACGCCTCCGCCGGGCTGGCCACAACCGCCGCGTCCAGCACGCTGGTGTCTTCCGCCGTCGGCTTCTCACGCGGGCCATACAAGATGGCCACCACGCTGCCGAACGCGATGTTCGCCGCCGAACTGGTGCGCACGGCCTGCACGTAGCGCTCTGCGGGCCGGTAGACATCCACGACCAGCAACTTGTCATTCAGATCATCGCTTTGCGCGCAGGTAGCCGTTGCACTGGCGCCGCTCAGGGCCGCCATGCCGGAGTCGCTATCTGTCGTGTTCTGCTCCACGGTCAGTGTCGCCACGCCGTTCTGCACGGAATCCGTCACCGCACAGACGAACATCACACCTTCGTAGCCGCTCATGTCAATGCGGTCGCTGTTGCTGTCCGTGCTGCTGGCCGCAGCCACCGGCGCGCCAACCTCACGCACGCTGACGTTCTTGAAGAGATTCATCGTTCACTCCTTGTGTAATGGGCGAGAGTCGCCCCTCGCCCGTTCAGTTCAACCCGCCTACTGCGCCGCCTACTGCGCCGCCAACTTCACACGGACGAACGCCTCTTCGAGCACCGGCATCCCGTCGCTTTCCATGCGCCCGATCAATGCCACCTGGTTGGTCGCTGCGTACAGTTCGACCAGCCGCTGCATCTCAAGCGCCAGGCTGTCGGCGATCCAGTAATTGGACCAGTCGCCGAGAATGCCGACGTACTGCGACGCCGTGAACGTGTTCGGCGCATACTCGGACACCGCCATCGGGTGCCCCAGGAGCGTGTCCGGCTGCCCCTCGCGGATGCTCGGCATCCACAGGTAGTTGCCGTCACCACCAACCAGCTTTGCCAGCGCTTTCACGGCGTCACGGTGAAAAAGCCAGCGCGCCCGCGGCCAGTAGGCCGCCTTGAGCGCGTACTTGGCATTGATCAGCCCGTTGGCCGTGAATGCCGTCGTCGTGTTGTCGGTGCTCACGTCGCGTGCCGTGCTGATGCCCTGCGCCGACGCGGTGAACACACCCAGCGGCTGGCCAGCGCCGGAACCCGTCAGGAAAGCCTTCTCCTGCGTGATGCCGAACTTGTAGCCCAGCCGCTGCATGGCCAGCGCTTCCGAGTTCGGCACCTTGCGCAGCAGCGTCCGGCTGATGCGCAGCCGCTTCGCCACCGGGTGCGGATGCAGCTCGCGCCGACCAAAGCTCATCGTGCTGTCCTCGTTGCCGGTGCCAAGCTCGCTGGTCCAGTCCGCGTCAGCCGGGTCGTTGTCCAGCGTTGGCACGCCCAGGCTGTCCGCGTTCGGCACAGCCAGCACCGTGCCGAACTGACGCACGAACACCTGGTCGTCGATGGCCTTGATCAGCGCATCCACCACCTGCAGCGGCGTGACGAGGAACCCGCCCGCCGTGTCCAGGTCCACCTGCAGCGCCCGCTGCTCGCCCGCAAACAGCCGGGCCGCCCAGCCGCGGCGATACTCCGGCTTTGTCGTCGCCAGCAGGCCGCGCCATTCCGCGCTCTCCGCGCCGCCGTCGTTGAGCGCCTGCAAACTGCGCGCCAGGAACCGATGCCCCGCCGCGCCACCGCGCGTGTCCTCCTGCGCCGCGCTGGCAAACTGCCCCAGCGTCGCCTCTGCCCGCGCCGTGCGCTCCTCCTGGTCGATGCGGGCCTGGATCTTCACCTCGTCGGCCATCGCCGCGTCCCAACTGGCGCGCTCCTCTGCGCTCAGTTCCCGCCCATCGCTGTGCGCCTTGTCCAGCAGGGCCCGGGCCTCAGCAATCAACTGCGCCCGCTGCTGCTTCAACTCAAGAATCTTATTCACCCCACACCTCCCTATCTCCTATTTCCTACTGCCTACTGCCTATTTCCTACTGCCTATTTCCTACTGTCTCTCCGCCAACTGCAACCGGAGCCGCAGCACCTCCAGACGCCCCTGCGCCTGTTCGCCGCCGGCGGCCGCCTGGCGCCCCTGCACCAGGTCAGCCGGAATCACCGGAATCTCCCCAAACAGCGGGTCCTTGCCCGCCGCGCGCACGCCCACGTCGGTGGACGGATACGCCGGATACGTCACGGGCGACACGTCATACAGCTTCGCCCGCAGGATGCGCCGCACATAGCGCTCGTCGCCGTCGATGCGCCACTTCTCATCCAGCACCCGGAACGCAAACGACATCTGGCTCACGTCCCCGCGCTCGATCAGCGTGATCACATCCCTGGCCTGCTGCGTGTCCGGCGGGTCGAATTCCGCCAACAGCCCGATCTCATCCTCCGCCAGCCGCAGCGTACCGCTCTTCGTGCGCCCCAACACCACATTTGGATCATGGTTGAAGAGCGCCCGCACATCGTCGCCATCCGCAATCGAATCGGCGAACGCACCCGGCGCCACCTCCTCGTAGAATCCCCACAACTCCACCGACGCCTGATCGAACACAGCCGCATGGCCAACGATGGTGGGCATCGCCCGCCCCTCGCGCTTGACCGCCCGCAGTTCCGCCGTCGGCGCATAACGCCGTTCAATTCCCTGGCTCACCCGCTCACCTCCCCATCACTTCCGCCAGCGCCGCCAACACAGCCCCAGCCAGCACCTGGCTGCCCGCCGCTTCGATGCCATCGGCGTAGCGCTCCAGCGCATCGGCGGGCGCCTCGCCCGCACCGGCGCATTCTTCGACCACCAGCCGCACCTGCGCCAGGCTGCGCTGCGTCCGCTCCCACAGCGCGCCGCTCACCACGTTGGTCAGCGTCGTCTCGCTGCGTCCGGTCGCCCTGGCCGCCGCCGCCACGATCGGCGCAAGCTCCTGGCTGGCCGCCGACGCCAGGTCGTTGTAAAACTGCGCCACCCAGCCGTCGAAGGCGCCATCCGTGCGCAGCGCCTGCACACCCTTGCGCCGCAGATCTGCCGCCTCCCGCCGCGCCAGCCGTCGCGCCTTGTCCTCCACCAGCGGCGCCACCCAGGTCGCCGGGTCCGGCGTCTGCCGGAACTCGCCCGCCGGCGTCATGTTCATCGGCTGCAAATACACGTCACCCCCATCCACCGGCGGCATGTTTTCCAACCGGCGAATGTCGTTGACGCTCAGCCAGCCCCACTGCCGCGCCACCGCATAAGCGCCATAGCGCGTCTCCGTGTCCCCGCGCAGCAGCCCATCCACCAGATACTCGAAATACAGGCTCTGCTGCTCCCGCTCGCCAAGCAGGTCCCGGTAGAGCGCCTGCTCGAAGCGGATCAGCCACGGCCGGATCGTGTCCGTCACAAACTCAATCGCCTGGTGCTCGATGTTGCTGAAGGTGGCATTCTCCAGCAGCCCGATCTTGTGCGGCGGCATTCGGAAAATGCGCGCAATCTCCTGCGCCTGAAACGTCCGGGTCTCGAGAAATTGCGCCTCTTCCGGCGGGACGCCGATCTGCTCGACCTTCATCCCCTCCTCGACGATCTTCACCTTGTGCGCTTCGCCCGCCGTGCTGTTGTTCCAGTCATCCTTCAGCCGCTTGAATGCAGCATCCTTCAACTGGCCAGGATGCGACAGAACAAACGAAGGGCGGGCGCCCTGGGCGAAAAACCTGGCGCCAAACTCCTCCGTCGCCATGCCCAGGCTCACCGCCAGCATCGTCGTTTGCAGCGGCGACATACGGCCGTCGCTCACCAGCGCCCGCCGGTGGTGCACCTGGTAGCGGGTCAGCGTCACCGGCCTGCCGTTCTGCTGCGTGTACGTGTAGAGCAGCGCGCCGTTTTTGCGCTCCACCTTCATCCGGTCCGGGCGCAGCGGCCACAGTTCCAGCACCTTGCCGCTGCCATCCATGATGATCTGCGCGTAGGCGTTGCCCCAGGCCGCGCAGTGGCTGGTCAGCAGCTCCTCAAACTCAAACGCCGTCATCTCCGGGTTCGGCGACCGGCGCAGCAGCCGATAGAGCGGGTGCCCCGTCGCGCGCTCGTGGCCACCGTCTCGGCGTTCCTGATACGTCAGCAGCGGCAGACCCGCCACCGTCTCGCTCAGCACCCGGATGCACGCGTACACAGCGGGCAACGCCAGCGACTCGCCAATCGACGGCGAAGGCAGGTTCGGGATCGTCGTCGCGCCGCCGAAGATCGCACTCCAGTCCATACCCGCCGTTCCGGCAGCCCCGCCAGGCTGCGCACCAGAGAGCCAATCATCGCCGGCTTCCCGTGCCTTGCCGCATCACGACCACCGTCACCGCGCCAAACAGCGCCAAACCAGCGAAAATCAACGCCGGCGCTGCACCCAGCCATAGATAGACCCCGGCGCCAATCAGCACCAGGGCCACCACTCTCACCAGGTCAAGCAACACGTTGCGCATTCGTCACCAATCAAAAAAGGTCGCTACAGCCAGTGTAGCGACCTTTCCCCTCCTGTATAGATGCACAATTGTTCTATATGCCCGCCACCGCCCGGCTCACCACCTCCGCCGTGCTGCGGCAATCTCCCCGGTGGCGCGCCGCCAGCGTGTGTTTGCGCACCGTGCCATAGGCAATGCCCAGGCGCCGGGCCGCCTCCTTCTGCGAATAACCCTGCGCCAGCAGCCGCACAACCTCACGCTGTCGATTCGTCAATTTCGCCATCACGCCACCGTCCATGTTTTCCCAGGAAAACGTTACAACTCCCGCACGCCCCGCTCCTCATACACACTGCGCCCCCCGTCCGGGTCGTGGAGCGTCGCCCGGGCCAGCGCCATCACCAGCGCCACCATGCCGTCGATGCGCCCGGTTGACTTCGCCTTGTCCAGCTTCACATTGCCCGCAGGATCCTGGCGGGCGGCTGCGTTGTCTGCCATCCAACGCAGCACTGGATTCCCACCATGCGCCAGCCGTTTGGCGAGCACCAGCCGCAGCAGTTCCTTTGTTGGTGCGCTCATGCTGGCGAATCCCTGCCGCATCTCAACCACCACAATTCCGTCGTCTTGCAGATCAATCGACAACTCAGTGGCATTCCAGGGATCAATGGCAACCTCCTGCAGCGTGTACAGTTCCGCCAGTTCATTGATCCGATTCCTGATATAGCCGTAATCGATCACGTTGCCCGGCGTGGCGGCAATATGTCCCTGCTGCACCCACAGACCATACGGCGCCCGGTCGCGCCGTTCCCGGTCCGTGATGTTGTCGCCAGGCACCCAGAAAAACGGCAGCAACCAGGTTGGCTCATCCTCGGCCTCCGGTGGAAAACACAGCACGAAGGCCGCAATGTCCGTGGTGCTGGCCAGGTCCAGGCCGCCGTAGCACTTGCGCCCGGTCAGGTCTGGCAGCGCCTGGTTGCACGCATCCCACGCGCTCATATCGAGCCACCGGTTTTCTTGCTGCGTCCACTGGTTAAGGTACAGGCGCCTGAAAGTATTTTGGTAGGCTGGCGACTGCAGCGCCGATGCGCATTGTTGCAGCAGAAACTCCTCGCGCACCGACACACCATAGTTGGGATTAGCCTTCGCCCAGACCGCCGGGCGAGTCCAATCATCCTCCGGGTCAGCGGCATAGATGCGCGCCAGCCAGGTAGGATCAGAGATCGTGCCGTCGATGATCTTCCGGGCATACTCGTGCTGCTCCCAACAGATCGAATTGCGGTCGTAGCCGGCGGTCGTGATCATCACCATCAGCGGTTGCGCCCGCTTGCCCATCGCAGTCACTAACACGTCATACAACTCTCGATTGGGCTGGGCGTGCAACTCATCAAAGATAATGCCACTGGGGTTGAGTCCATGCTTGGTGTACGCCTCCGAACTGAGCACAATATACTTGCTGCCCGACTCGGCAAACTCCATCGTCTTGTTTCGATATGCCCTGATGCCCTTGGCCAATTGCGGCGACGCCTCTACCATCTTTTCGGCAGTCTCGAACACAATGGCTGCCTGCGCCTTGTCAGCCGCGGCGCCGTAGATCTTTGCCGATCGTTCCCCCTCGACGGTCAGCAAGTACAACGCCAGACCCGCAGCAAAGGTGCTTTTGCCATTGCCGCGCGGCACCTCCAGGTAGAGCGTGCTATACTGGCGCCGGCCGTCGGGCAGCTTGCGCCCGAACAGTTCACGCACCAGTTCCCGCTGCCAGGGTTCCAGCACGAAGGGCTGCCCTGCGAGTGGCCCTTCGATGTGCACCAGCATCCCCTCAAAGAAGAACTCCGCAGCGAACGCCGCAACTGGGTCGAGCATCACCCTTCCTGTCTGGCCTTGAGCGCCGCTGCCGCTGCCTGGAAGAACTGTTCGCCAAACGACATCTGGCCTTCGGCGTCCACTTCCGGCAGCCGTGCCCGCGCCATAGGCGACGCGCCGAGTTGCGCCGCAATCGCCCGCACCTGCTCCGTCGCCGTGCGCAGCACGATCAACAATGGATGCTTACGCGGCTCCGTGCCATCGCCGTGCGTGGTGTCCGTCACCGTCAGCGTCAACCGTGGCGCGTCGGCGTCGGCTGGAGCAATGATCGCCAACTGTCGGCGCGCCTCCTTCGCAATCTCTAGCCAGTACGCTTGCAACTCCACCAGCCCCACGTCGCCAGGCTCCAACCGATCAATGTCCTTCGCCAGCCGCTTGAAAATGGCGTCAGCCTCACCCGGTAGCGGACGCAACTTGACGCCCTGCGCCGTCCGCACAGAGTTCGCCGTCTTCCGTTTCTTACTGATTATCCCGCGACTGCCCATTGCAC